AACCGGATCGGGTGCAAGATGTCAGCCATTGATAGGGACGGTGACAACAGCGGGCGACGATCAATCCCACTTGTGGAAAGAGGAGTACGACTACTGCAAAGGCATACTTGATGGATCGGTAAAAGATGAGCGACTGTTTGCTTATATCTTCGAGCTAGACGAGGACGATGATCCGCTAGACGAATCGAATTGGATTAAAGCAAACCCAAACCTAGGTATTTCGCTAAAAGCTGATTACTTGCGACAACTGGCCAATGAGGCCAAGCATGTAACGCTAAAGCGTAACACGTTTACGAGATACCACGGCAACCGCATTGTATCTAGCAACGTTCGAGCGTTCGATATGCGTGAGTGGGACGCTGCCGAAGGAGAGCTATCGGACTGGACACGAGCCGCAGCAGTAGCGGGCGGATTTGACATCGGATCGCGTGACGACTTGGCGTCTTATGGCATGGTAGCGAAGTTTCCACATGCAGAAGACGAAAAAGGAAACACAATCTACCGATATGAGATACGCTCTCAATCCTACATCGCGGACTCAACCGAACGCGACTTGCAGAAACAACCATTCGCGCAGTGGGCATACGACGGGACGCTACGAGTAGAAAAATATCCAGTTGATCAATTAAAAGTTGACTTGATAGCTGACTGCTCTTTGTACCATGCGGGCGTGGTTGCCTACGATCCTTACAACGCTATTCACATGGCGGAAGAACTGCAAAAAGAAGGAATCACTGCGGCACGTATGGCACAAAACAAAATGAACCAAAACGAGCCGATCAGAGATTTCATCGCGGCATTGAAAGAAGAACGTATACGGCACGACGGCAACCCGTTATTGAGGTGGTGCGTTAGCAATGCGGTGTTGCAGTCAGACAGCCAAGACCATTGGCAATTCGATAAGGCCAGCAGCAATGAAAAAATTGATGCAATTGTGGCGGTGGTGATGGCGTTTCGCATGTGCTGTGTTGCACCTGAGCGAGCTACGGGGAGCTTGTACCTATGAAATCAATAATGGCGGCGTTTAGCAACCCGACGCAGTGGTTCGTTGATTGGATTAAGGGGCAATCTTGGGAGAGCGAACGCCACGAGCGAGCCACAACCAGCGAGCAAGCGATGAGCTATGCTCCGGTATGGTATGGCGTGAATAAAATCTGCGGACATGTTGCGCAGTTGCCCATTGGCGTATACAGGCGGCTTGATCGCGGAGCGGAACGAGATCGCAACCATACAATCCACAAGATATTCCGCCGTCCAAACCCTTACCAATCCTCAATCGTGTTCCGCGAGCAAGTTTCCCTGCATTCGCTGCTAGATGGCAACGGAAGAGCGGCGATTGTTCGCAGTGGTACGCGGATTGTCGAGCTGATCCCACTTTTGCCCGAATGCACATCAACGGGGATGCTGGCAGGCGAGAAACTCCACGCAACGCGGCCGAGTGCCGACGATAGATTGCGTCGATACTTTCCATCAGTCAATCCAGACGATCCCACCGGCGTGATTATGCTGGATGATAAGGATGTACTGCATATACCAGGGCTCTCATCTAATGGCATTACTGGAATCGCATTGCGTGACATCGCGGGGCGTAACTTGCGAGCGGCGATCAACGCTGAGAAGCGACTATCAAAGCAGATGGAGCAAGGCTTCGCTGGCAACTTAATGCTGCAAGCACCTCCAGGCGTATTCCGCAGCCAGCAAGACGCTGAAGAGTTTCTGGACGCATTTGAGAAACGCCATCACGATCCAGAGAAGGCAGGAAAAGCTGGGCTACTGCGTGAAGGCATTACAGCTAATCTGATCGCACAAAGCAACTCTGACGCGGAGATGATCGAAAACCGCAAATTCCAGCGACAGGATGCGGCCTTATATCTTGGGCTTGAATCAATCCTAGGTGACGATTCCAGCGTCAGCTATAACTCTCTGGAGCAGAAGAACCTAGCGTATTTAATGAACACGCTGAATAAATGGCTTGGGCGATGGGAGCAAGAAATCGAATATAAGCTGTTACCAATTCGCCAGTACGCTAGCGAATCTCATTATGTACGATTCAACACCGCAGCATTGCTTAAGAGCGATTACAAGACAAGTGTAGAGAGCTTGGCGACAGCGATTCAATCAACCATCCTATCGCCAAATGAAGCACGCGAGAAGCTCGACCTAAATCCTTACGACGGCGGGGACGAGCACTTAAACCCAGCTATTAATACCAGAGACGCGCAAACCGCACCAGAACCGCGCGAGAACGAACCGGAACCAAACGAAGAACAACTAGAACCGGAAGAAACCCAAGCATCACTGGCAGCTCGTGCGAGGATTGCTCACCTAATCGGCGTAGAAGCAGCGAAAGTAGCGAAAGCGGCAAAGAAAGCACAGGACGGGGGCAAAAACTTTGTCGCGTGGCTTGATGACTTCTACGATAGCAACTGGCTGCCTAAGTTGGCCGATGCGATGGAGGAAATCGGGCTTGATCGGCAACTAGCAGAGGATCACTGCGTTGAAAGCAAGTCTAGACTGCTGGAAGCTCTCCACTGCGAGCCCGAGAACCTTGCAAACGAAATAAGTGCTACCGTTTCTGGCTGGAAGTCACGAGCAAATACGATAGGAATTAGCGATGTTTGATTACAACTTGGAAAGCGGCGAAATTTGGCTATTTGAAACGATCGGTCCAGAATGGGCCGGCATGGTTGGTGAGCAAAGCGTACTCACCGCACTGCAAGAGATGGGGGGCCGTGATGTCACGCTCAGGATCAACTCGCCCGGCGGTGATGTAATACCAGCCAACGCCATCTACAACGCACTGGAGCGGTATTCTGGACGTGTAACAGCATCCATCGAAAGCCTAGCGGCATCGGCAGCGAGCTACATCATGCTAGCGGCTGATAAAGTGGTGGCGGCCGAAAACGCTATGATCATGATTCACTCGCCTTGGAGTGTTGCTATGGGTAACGCCAGCGACTTGCGAGCTAGTGCAGATGTGCTGGACAAATTTGAGGACGGCTTGATCGGCATGTACGAAAAGAAAACCCGAAAGCCACGCAACGAAATCAAGCAAGCACTCGATGCCGAGACTTGGCTGACAGCTAGCGAAGCTTTTGACTGGGGATTGATCGACGCGGTGGAATCCTACACAGCGGAACCGCTGCCAGTTCCCGAGGGAATGTATAACCATACGCCATCGGCATTGCTAAAGAAAACTGCACCAGGCAGCTTAACAGCCTACAATCGCGAGCGAGCCAAAATACGCATTGCAGCGAAAAGTTGACAAGCAAGCCGCTTGCGGTATATTCTTAAAGCTGACGGGGCAACCCGTCCTACAATCTGATATGCAGAGGGCCAGAGTCGTTACCAGTGCCGGAAGCAACAGAGCATTCGTTTTGCTACTGTCGCAGTCCGCTACTGGTTTTTTTGTGCGCGGACTGCTTAACCCAATACGAGGGAAAGCATGGAAATCCAAGCACTACACGAGCGACATGAAGAATTGGTCGCTGAAGCCGAGGCAATTGTTGCTTTGGCCGAAAAAGAAAAGCGGGAAGTCAGCGAAGATGAACAATCGCGTTTAGATGCGATTCTCGATTCAGACATCCCGAAGAATAAGCAAGCCATTGAGCGAGCCGAGAAACTTTCCGCCGAGAAGAAAGTTCGCTTTGCTGCTCGCATGGAAGAGCAAATTGATCGCCAGCAAGAGGCACTCAAGAAGCTCGAAGACAATCTTCCACAAGACAAAAAGATTGTCGTACCTGCGAAAGCAAAAGCCCACAAGCCGCTACAGGCTTTCAAAGGTGAAGACGCAGAGCGAGACGCTTACGTTGCTGGCCAAACCATCTTGGCGGGCATCTTTGGCAATCAGCGAGCCGGCGAATGGTGCCAGAATCACGGACTGAGCGTTAACAACGCAATGTTCAGTGGCGACAACGGTAAGGGCGGGTTCATCGTTCCCGATGAGATGCAGCGTACCTTGATTCGCTTGCGTGAAGAACGCGGCGTATTTCCTAGGTTTGCGAACTCAATCCCGATGGGCGCGGACATCATCAAGGTTCCCCGCTTGCTGGCTGATGTCACAGCATACTGGGGAGCAGAGAACGGCGAGTTCACTGCTAGCGACGCAACCCTTGGTTCTGCTGAACTGATGGCGAAGAAGCTATACGCGATGACTCGTATCTCGACTGAGCTTGACGAGGACGCAGTCGTTGAGATTGGTGATCTTGTAACTCAGTCAATGGCTTACGCGATGGCTGACAAGATCGACGACGCGGGCTTCAACGGTGACGGCACATCGACTTATGGCGGAGTCTACGGGCTCAAGAATGCTCTGGACAGCAACGCCGTACAAGACGCGATAGCCGGCAATGATAGTGCGTTGGAGTTAGACCTGGCTGACTTTGAAGCGACTGTCGGACTTTACCCGCAATACCCTGGTGCATCGCCTCGCTGGTTTATGCACAGTGCGGTTTATTGGGCATCTGCTGCACGTTTGATGGACGCTGCTGGTGGTAACACCTCGGTCAACCTTGGCGACGGACCAGAGATGCAATTCTTGGGCTACCCTGTAACGTTCGTTCAGGTAATGCCATCGACGACCGGCACGCTGGCTTCGACGATCTTGGCTTACTTCGGTGACTTGCGGTTGGGTGCCACTGTTGGTACTCGTCGCTCGATGCGAACCGAAGTCTCAACCGAGCGTTATTTCGAATTTGATCAGTTCGCTATCAAGTCTACTGAGCGAGTAGCGATCAACGTCCACGAGCGAGGTGACACGATTCGCACTCGTCCAATCGTTGCACTCAAGTCAGCTAGCTAATAGTTGACTGCAATTTTCAATAATCCGGCTAGCGTCACGCTGGCGCTGGCCGGTTCTCATAAAACAAAATCGGAGAGCTAATCAGATGAAACCATCAGTCAAGACTGACTCGGTACTGCTCGCTCCAATTACGGCAGCGACTACCGCCAGAACCGCCAATCTCGATTGTGCGGATGCAAACTACGCGACCATTCGCGTGGTACTCGGTGCGGAAGCAAACACCAATTCGACCAATGTTGCTATTCAGTTAAGCGAGTCGGACGATACGGTTGTGACAAACTTCGCAACCTTTGACGCCGACTTCAATCGAACGGTTGACAACACCAGCGGCGTTGTCGCTACCAATCACATCGACTTGGAAGGACGCAAGCGATACATCCGCTTGACTGTCACGCCAGACACCACAACCAACGGTGCTGTTATCAGCTCCGCTGTCGCTAGCTTGTGCAAAACGGTTAAGTCCGGCACTGCCAGCGATTACGGTGACGATGTGGTGATCGGCTAGAAGCGGTGGAGTTTTATTCGCAGATCGCGCAAGATCAGTTTGTCGTCAAGCAACTGGGCCACGTTGAAAACGGCACGTTCTTAGATGTTGGCTGTAGCGACTACCGCGAGATAAACAATACCTATTTCTTTGAGTTGAACTGGAAGTGGCGCGGCGTGGGTGTGGACATTGAGCCATCCCATGCAGACGGCTGGCAACACAACAGAAAGCGGTCAGCGTTCGTTTTGGCAGACGCGACCGCGATTGACTACGACAAATTGCTTGACGCTTACGCAATGCCAGAGGTTATTGATTACCTCTCGCTTGACTTGGAACCGCCTACGCTCTCGCTAGTTGCACTTGAGCAAGTATTGCAGAGCAGGCGTAAGTTCCGGTGTGTAACGTTCGAACATGATTACTATCGACAAATAGCCACCTGCGAACCTTCGCGCGATTTGATGCGGCAAGCTGGCTATCGTCTTGTGATGCAATCCATCCAAGATGACTACTATGTTTTTGAGGGTGATAAGTGACGGCAAGCAGCAATGTCAGAGTAGCGGCACTAATGACAGCTCCGCGATACGAAGCGGTAAGTGCCAGGAACTACATCGAACTAGCACTGAAGAAGCTAGGCATACCGCTAACGGTGAGCGGTGGCGTGTATTACGGACAGTGCATGCAAACCATGTTCGAAGACGTTGCTGGCGGAAAAGCTGACTACATCCTGACGATAGACTTCGATTCCATGTTTACCGACAAGCACGTACAGCGGCTGCTAAACGTGGTGGTTAGCAACCATGAAATTGACGCACTAGCAGCAATACAGCCAAAACGCGGAGCGGGAACCATTCTAGCATCGCGTGGCAAAGAGCAGGAATTAGCTTGGGACGGAAACCCGATACAAGTTACATCTGCACACTTTGGCTTAACGGTTATTGATGTTCGGAAACTACAGCAAGTCGAAAAGCCTTGGTTTTTTGCAAAACCGGACGAAAACGGAAGCTGGCAAACAAACAAGATTGACGACGACGTTTGGTTTTGGCGGCAATGGGAAAATGCAGGCAACTCGGTATTTATTGATCCAGCTTGTAGGCTTGGACACTTGGAAGAGGTCGTCACGGTATTCGATGAATCAATGGAGGTTCGCCATCACTATCCTAAGCAGTGGGCCGACATACGTTATGACACGGTTGATTAGATCGTGGAGGCGTTGGGACGCAGGGCATGAGTTTGAGCAGATGCAACGCAGCGTTGCGAAGGTGTTAGTTAAACGAGGGATCGCAGAGTATGTATCGCTACCAGATAACACCGCAGATCCAAGCACCAATCGAAGTAACGCCACCAGCAGCCGAGCCGGTCACGCTAGCGGAGCTAAAAAAACATCTGGAAATTCCAAGCGGCGACACAAGCCACGACGATCAGCTAAACGCACTGATAACGGCAGCTAGGCAAAAGTGGGAACGCGACACGCAAAAGTTTTACATCTTGCGCACGATGAAAATGGAGATGGATCATTTTTGCCAGTGCAAGTTTCCCCACGAGCCAATTGATTCGATCACCTCGATCACCTACTACGACACTGGCAACAATCAGCAAACGCTATCTACCGACATCTACGAGCTCGACGTTGGACGCCGGGAACTGCGGCTGAAATACCAGAAAGATTGGCCAAGCCAAGCCGACAGGTGGGATTCGGTAACGATCACCTATGTGCTAGGCAGTGCAGCCGATGCGACCGAGGTTGACGAAATAGCAAAAGCGGCAATGAAGCTACTCGCTGGCCATTACTTCGAGAATCGTGACATGATCATGCCTGACAACATGGCGGGCATGAGAGCATACCAAGCGTTGGTGGCCAACTACATGCGGAGTAGCTACCCATGACATGGCGTCCAACTCGCGGCTTTCGCGTTGGCAAGATGCGTGAGCGAATCAACATACAAACACCGACAGAGGCAATTGATTCAGCCGGCCAGCCGATCAAGTCTTGGGCAACGACATTTGAAAATGAGCCAGCGAGCTACGAGCCAGCGGCAGGAACGGAAACGATACGAGGTAGGCAGCTAGAAGCGGGAATCAACGCGGTTTTTATTATTCGCTATCGCAGCGGATTGAATACCAGGCAGCGAGTTGTATTCAACAGCGAGAACTACGGCATAGTGCATGTAAAGCAAATTGAAGGCGGACGGCGATACGTTGAGCTCCACTGCAAAGCAAACCTAGACGACTAATGGCGAAGATCAAATACAACGCGAAGCTACCATCCGATGCCAAGTTAGATCGAATATTTGCGAACGTAAAAACACTACACAACTACAAGGTGATGGATTCAGCGATGCGGGCTGGCGGCAAGGTGGTACAGCAGCGAGCACGTCAACTGATGCCGAAATCTGAGCGTGCAGACACACAAAAGCGATGGAAAGACGGCAGGATTGATACTAGGCGAGAAGGCGAAAAGTCGCTCAAGATGAGCGTAACGCAGCGAGTAGACAAGCTGAACTGGGGCGCGTCCGCGATCATCGGGCCGAAGTATCCAGACGGCCAGAAAATCTACTTTATGATGCAGCATGAAAAAGACACGCGGGACGTTGTAGCTTGGGATAAAGGGTACGCCACAACAATCCTGAAAGAACGCAATCGACTAACACAAGCGTTTGAAGAAAAGAAACAGGCGGCACTAGCGGCGGCAAAAGTGGAAGCACAGAAACGCATTAAAGATTTAATGAGCGTTTAATGGCAGATATAGCGGTAGCGGTCAGATCATTTCTGCTGGGGCAAACAGCAATTACCGACATAATCGGGCAGCGGATGTACACCGATATGCTGCCGCAAGCTGCAACACTGCCAGCGGTGGAAATGGAAAAGCTATTTACTACTCACGAGCACGAGTTAAGCGATTATGCAGGACTTGCCCATGCCCGCATTCAGTTTCGCTGTTACGCGTCAACGAGACTTGTAGCCAACTCGATAGCGGAAGCGATCAGATCCAGCGGCATAGCGACACAAAAGGGAACCACTGGCGGTGCGGACATCCGCGGCGCGAGGATGGAAGAGGGAATGAGTTACGTCGTGAATACTGCCAGAGATGGCGGCGACGAACACCGATACGTTTCAACAATCGACTTGCAAGTTGACTATACGGAGACTTAGATATGGCACTCACTGGGGATACCGGCAACGGTGCGACGCTTACCTTTGCTGCTGATATGGGATTTGGCACTGCCACCACATCGCTAACGGTTATTGACATCACGCCAGGCCAAGAAACTGTCGGCGTTGTTGATGTTTCAACGCTCGCCACCACAGACGCTATGGAGTCCATTCCAAGCGACTTGCGAGAGATTGCAGAAACCTCGGCAACTGTCAAATGGTTGACGCAGACAGACGCAACCGTAGCGGGGGCACCGACGCTACCGGCTGCGGCTGGAACAATCACGCTGACTTGGCCAGCTCGCACAGGTGAAACCACGGCGGCATCTTATGTCGGCACTGGATTCATCACTGGCTTTACACCGCCTAGTTTCGTCAACGGCGAACTGCAAACCGGGGAGATTAGCTGGAAGTACGACGGCGACACTGGCCCAACCTACACCGAGGCTAGCTAATGTCAGCAGTAGAAGTAAAGCTGAACCGCGAGTTTAAGCCGACCCGCGATTATAAGGGCACGCAAAT